TCGGGGAAGCCTTTTACTGTCCAAGTTTCTTCTGTAACAGAAATTGGTGTCCATGTCTCTGCTGTTATTGGTTGCGGTTCCCATTTCTTAACAGCAGTCACTGTAACGCTAGAAACACCGTTAACAGCCACGTTGCCAAACCGCACATATCCAGCCCTAATCGCAACAGATGCAACCGCGTTCGATGTTACCGCAGCGCCAGCCGTGATATTTGCTTGAACCTGAACCGCAGCCGCAGCGGCCAGCGAGACTTGGCCGATCACAGAAGTGCCGCCCGCAGCCGTTACAGTCGATGCCGCAGAAACGGCCACAGAAGCGTCCACAACGCGAACGGCAGCAACTTGGGTAGTTGATACCGCGTTAGCCTCTACCGCCCCGTCTGTGCGCTCCCCAGCAGAAATACTGACAGATGAGAATGCGTTGCTCTCAAGAGCCGCTTCCTTGACGATTACAGCAGCAGCCGTGGTCGTGGATGACGCAGTTACAGATACCGAACCCTCAAGTGGGTCGATACCATAGGAGCCAATCCCGTATAGGCCGCTGCCGTAGCCTGCCATCTATTAGTCCAGCGTAATGTCGAAGTCGCCCGCAGGAATGCGGAATACGTCACCGCTGTCAATCGTCTTAGACGTAGCCAAGCCACCATAGGCCAGCATATTGCCACCAGATGCAGCGTCAAACAGCGCGGCGTAGGTAATTGTCCCCCATGATGCCGAGGCAGTCGGGAACTCTACAGCAGCCGTGTTTGATGCAAGGTTAGCAGCAACTGTAAACGCAGCCGTCTGACGAGCGTAAGAGCCGCCAGAGACTTCTGTGCCACCGCCAGCTTCGCCAGGGTTAGACGTAAACAGGCCGACGTAAAGCGTGGCCGGGGCCGTGTACGCTGTCGCGCCGAAGACGTGAAGGAGAACTTTGTTCTCAAGATAATTAGAAAAACTCATCCGAAAGTCCTTATCCGTGCTTTAAGTTTAGACGAACCAATGCGCGCCCGTTCATCGGCAACGCGCATATCTTCCACCAGCTTTTCGTACAACGAAGTCCAAATCGCGGTACGCTCATCTTCCTTCAGATACGGCGAAGACTGGATCAGCGTCGCATAAAGGTAGATGTCCGGGCTTTCAGTGAGCAGCCAGTTTGTTGGCGCTCCATCGCTGAGTGACGGTATCTTGGCGTAGTAGAGAAGTTCTGCTTCGTAACTTCCATCCGGCTGTGGAAGAACTTCGAACTGCTGCCCGATAGTTGTGTAGAACATCGGCTGGTTGGCCGCGCTGTACATCTGGCTGTCTTCGAGAAGCTGTTCGGGCGTTACGAATACAAGCGGCGTGATAGGGTTCGTATTCAACTGGAAGCGGATCGTTTCCTTCCAGTCGGACGGAACCGCAAAGTACGGCGTATCCAGAGTTGCAGTAGCCCGCGTCACCATCTTGCGATGGCGGATTTGGCGGTTCATCTGCGCCTCGGCCATCGAAATAAAATTAGGAATAGCCGAAGTCAGGTCGGACCGATTGAGCCAATCGGCGACTGCGCTCTTCAATTCTGAATACGTCGTAATCGCCATCAAACAGTCCCCGGCCTTGTGCGGAAGTAACGATTGTCAGGATCGTTCAACCACTTCTTCATCGCCTCTTGGTCTTTGGTAATACCTTGGCGCTCAAGTTCATAATACACTGAAAGTGGGATTGAGCCAACCTTTGTCCACTCACCCCAGCGTTCAGGAGCAGCGTTAAATTCGCGCTTATTACTTTCGATGATGGCGGTCATATCCTGCTCTTTGCGGATAACAGCCTCATCGGTGTCAGCATCATAATCGAAATACGTTTTGATGCCGGTAAAACTATCGTCGTTAAGTAGGCGTTTTGCCATAAATCCCCCGGTAATTAGATGAGGGGGCCGTTAAGCCCCCTCACCCATTAATGCCTTACGAAGTGGTAAGGTCGGCCACGATACCATGCGCAGCCTGATTGTTGACCTTCAGGCCGTATTCGACGAGCAGCAGCGCCTTCTCGGCGTCGCCCGTCTTGGCGAGGTCCATCTTCTGGATCGGACGCAGAACCGCCAGCGATGCGTAATCGGGATCGACGACGAAGGCGTCGCGGTCACGCTGGAAGCGGTTCGGAACAATGTTCACCGTGCCGAAGTCAGACACATAAACGTCGGCAGCGCCGATGATCTGTGCCTGTTGACCGGCAGGAACGTCACGATAGCGAGTGGCAATGCCGGTGAAGCCCGAAGCAGCCGTCTTGTTGAACGGACCAACCATGAGCATCTTCGGCGTGCCGCCCGAGGTCCAGACCTTCTGGATCACACCCTTCAGCAGGGCTTCGGTGAACGCACGCTGCGTACCGTCCGTGCGGGCAGCAGTCGGCGTGGAACCAACCGTCGGGTCTGCACCGCCCGTGCCGAACGAGGTGTTCGAGGTCAACCAAGCAGGCAGACCAGCGGTACGACGAGCAGTCGTGGTGTTACCAGCGACAGCAGCTTGGTTAGCAAGCAGTGCGCTTTCCATGTCACGCTTCAGTTCCGAACCCAGCTTGGCAAGCTGGTAGGTCATTTCCGAACGACGGCCAGCCTTGTCAACAGCTTCGAGCGTACCGGAGATGATGACGTTCTTCGTGCTGATCTGCGTGTAGTTACCAACGCGGCTGGTCGGCGTGACAGCAGTGAACGAAGAAATGTCGTCACCTTCGAGTGCAGCGTTCGAAGCCGAAGCAGCAGCCAGCGCATCCGTCTGCCATTCGAAGTAGGTGTTCTTAACGCTCTCGCGGCCAATGTTCGAAATGAACGGAGTTTCTTCCGGCGAGATATTGTAGATGACGTTCGACAGGTCTTCACGAATACCAATCGCCGAATAGCGAGTGTATGTATTGCCAACAATAGCCATTTGTTCACATCCTTATTAAATGAGTTTGTCCAAAAGGGCCGCTGCATCTGCGATGCGGCCAGTACGCGCAAGGCGCTGGGACGCTTTCTTTACATCGGTGGAACGTGTGTTGACTTGAGTACCAGAAGAACCGGGGCGGACAATCCGCGCAACCTTCTTAGGCTGTGCCTTGACCTTTTCCACTTTCTTCGTCCCCTTATCAAACAGCATAGCTTTACGAAGAATTGAAACGTGACTGGCCTGAACAAGCGCGTTTAGATCATTTTCACTAAACCCGTTATTCAACGCCCACTCACGAAGTTCCTTAGCTTCGCTTTGCATGACCCCTTCGTCCTTCCACTCAGGAATGACTTCAGGAAGTCTAGCGCGTTCTGACTGAACGTATTCAATCAACGCACGCTGCTGTTCCTTGGCGCTTTCTTGCATGACACGCTGTTGCTCGGCTTCAATTGCTTGAAGTTTTGCTTGGCGTTCTTGTTGCGTCTTTCGCCAATGACGTTCCAACCGCGCTGCCTCAATGGGGTCTTCGTTGTAAAGGTTGTCCCAGTCAGGCTCTGCCTCGGTCTGCACCTGCAACTGGTTCTTCAGTGCCGGTAGCAGTTCCGCGTATTGAGCGCGTTCCGCCCGGATTGCTTCGGCTTCGGAGTGGAACGCTTTACGTTCCTCGGCCAATGCCTGAGTTTTCCGGGTGTAATCCGAATAACGAGAATAGCCTTTCCGAAGTTCGTCGAGGGTGACTTCCGTTTCTTCGCCATCAAGTTTTACCTTGATCGTAAGATCGTCTGGAAGTTCCTGTTCAATAACTTCTTCTTCGGTTTCCTCTTCATCCGGGTCGGACTGTTCGTCGTCTGCTTCTTCCGAGTATTCCTCGGCGTCTACTTCTTCCGCTTCGTCCTGAGCCTCTTCAGGCTCTTGCGCCTCGGCCTCGTCTTGGGTGTCCTCTTCAGGGCCAAGCAGTTGGTCGATGGCTAACGTTGCTTCGTGGAGGCCGATCCCGGTAAGGGGGTTGCCGACTTGTTCCGTCATATAGCACCTTTTTCAGTAAATGTTAATTCCTTGACTTAGATACTACTCCATCATCAAGAATTGCCCGCAGTCGGGCTTTCAAACGCTCAAGTCCTTCGAGCGTATGAAACAGGTCCGAGCGTTTAGAATGCTCGGCGGGGGCAGTATTTCTCCACTCGAAGAAAATGTCCTGCTCCACTTGGTCAAACGCCTCCTTGAGAACTTCATCCTCAAGGAGACGCTTAGCGTGATTTGCTTTTGTAATAGGGTCCATATTAAATCAGCGGCTTATATTGCTGCATAGCAGTATTGAAAATGTTCTGCATAGTCTGCGTGCTTGGGTTGGCGCGTACAAGTTCCTGCTGAATTTGCTGTTGGATTTGACGGGCTTGGTCAATGTTCAGCAAACCCCCGCTAAGTTTTGTACCGATTTCCCGATACAAATTTGTTGCGTACTTATTGGGGTCGGTTAGTTCGCGCGCGGCCATTGCTTGTTGCAATTGCTGGATCGACATAACATCCCCAATCAAGCCTCGATCACCGAGAGCGTCCGCAGTTGGCGTGTCGATATTAAAGTAAACTGTGCCCGGATTAATTTTCGTTGCTTCTGCGGCGGTGGTCGCGTTAGCCAACGCGGTTTCAATTTGCGCGGATGTCGCTGTTGGCCCGAGAGAACTGACCATGTTCGGCAATAAAGTAGGCGCATTACTCGTAGTATTTGAAGTAGTAGCGCCGCTAGTTGTTGTAGTTCCGTTTGTTGTAGTTCCGCTTGTTGTAGTGGCCTTGGTCGTCCCGGTTGTCGTAGCGGCCTTGGTCGTACCAGTTGTTGTCCCAGTTGTCGCCCCAGTAGTGCCGCCCGTAGTGGTAGTTGTTGCCGGGCTTGTTTGCCCTGCTGAGAAGAACATCGCTTCTGGTCCGAAACCATAACGCTCATAATCCGCAATGTTCGGATTGATTTGAGTACGTGCTGCAAATGGAGACGTAATATTCGGCCCGGCTCCAAACGGGGATACATATGGTGTTCCACCCGTATCTTCATCACCACCGCCACCAAGTATTTTAGTCAAAGCGTCTACGCTGATGCCTAAAATTGCGGCTAACTGTATCAGGCTCAAACCCGTTCCAAAAACACCGCCAGTTGCTGCCGCACCCCCAGTACCGCTACCTGTACCAGTACCGCTTCCTGTGCCAGTGCCAGTTCCGGCCCCTGTGCTACCAAGAAGTGTAGCCGCAGTGGCCGACGTAATTAGGCCGGCTCCTAGCAACGCGGCTACTTCGGCTGCGCTAAGTGCCGCGCCTACCGCATATTTACCTTTTGCCGTTACTAGGATTGTATCCGCACCAGCGCCTGCGCCAGCGCCTGTACCGGCCCCTGTCCCCGCACCAGTTCCAGTTCCAGTTCCAGTTCCAGTTCCAGTTCCAGTTCCAGTTCCTGCTCCGGTCCCCGCCCCTGCACCAGTGCCGCCACCAAGAAGTGTGGCCGCAGTTGCAGCCGTGATAAGCCCCGCGCCTAGCAAAGCGTTTACTTCAGCGGCAGTAAGAGCCGCGCCAGCCGCTAATTTTGTTTTAGCTGTGACAAGGATAGCGTCTGTAGCCGCGCCTGCACCTGCGCCTGCACCTGCGCCTGCACCAGTACCAGCGCCTGTACCTGTACCCGCTCCTGTGCCTGTACCCGCTCCTGTGCCTGTACCCGCTCCTGTGCCTGTACCCGCTCCTGTGCCGGTGCCTGTACCACCAGTTCCTGCACCCGCCCCGGCGTCAGCGCCTGCGCCTGCTCCTGCGCCACCTGTTCCAGAACCGCCTGTTCCAGCGCCTGCGCCTGCATCCGTTCCTGCACCGCCTGTTCCAGCGCCGGTGCCGCCTGTTCCAGCACTACTAGCCAATGCGGCAGCAGCGCCGCCAGTTGCCACGAGTGCGGCGGCTTGGGCAGCGGTAAAACCTTTTGCCATCAGCGCGGTAATAACCAAGTCAGATGAAGCAGCTGCAGCGGCGGGGACGGCAGTTGCGCCCGCAATTGTAGCAGCAGTCCCGGCGCCAGCAGTCCCGGCGCCAGCAGCGCCAGCTGTCCCCGCAGCACCAACTCCGCCCAATCCACCCGGCTGGAGAAGACCCGCGCCAGTTGTCACCAGCATACCCGCTAGGGCCAGCTTTGTAATATCGTTAAACAGCGGATTAGGTTCATCTGAGAATACTGGCGACCACCCGCCAAATTGATTGCTTTCGATTACTAGATTAGCTTTACTGCCACCAGCGGCGGATAGCGCGTTACTGGCTTCAATAAGAGCCTTAATTTCTTCTGGCGTTGTCGCAGTCGTTGTCTCGCCAGTAGATTTATTGACTAAACGATATGAGACACCGGGTGTGGGTGCAAACTGCATACGCTCGTTGGCAAGATTGTTGCCAACGCTCTCACTGCCGATTAGCGAATAGACTGGAAGATATGGGTTCTCGATGCCTAGATTTGATAGGATGCCCTGCGTCAAACCGGGAATAATATCCATACCGCCATAAAGCTGAGTATATTGATCTGACATACCCGTAGCTTGAGCGCGGGCTAATGCCGCCGCCTGATCGGCTTGCGCCTTTTGGTAAGACGCAATGTACGCGTCCAAGTCAGCTTGCGTTACAATAGGCGGTTGTGAAGCCATTACATCATTCCTTCAGGGGGCATTTGAGGCTGCATCATTTCAACCGGCATTTCCGGCTGAGGCTGTGGAGCCGGGGCTGTTGCAGATTGCGCGGCTTGTGCTTGGGCCTGCATCACAGCACGCTCAAGTTCGCCAGTCTGGCGGACAAGTTCGCGGTCACGCTGCATCAACGCTTCAATGTTAGCCGTGTTGACCTGAGCGCCGTACTTTGCTTCAATCTCGGCTGCCTTAATCATGAGATCGGCATCCAGCTTGTCGCGTTCACGGTCATCCTTGCGCAGCATCTCTTCGCGTTGCAGTTCCAACTCTGCGGCCTTCTTCTGGATGTCAGCGCGGATCGCTTCCATCTGAACTTGCGCCAGCATCTCTTCCGGCGTTGGGCCGGGCGGTGCGGGCGGCGGCGGAGGCGGCATCATCGACGGGTCGTTGAAGAAGATCGACGGGTCTTTATACCCAGCCAACGCCATCATCTGCGACAGCGTGTTGTAGTAATTCTGCATTGTAGCAAGAGGCGCACCCATCTGCATAAGGGCTTCTTGCTTCTGAGCAATCTGGCCCAAGAACGCCATCTTCTCTTCATTGCTGCCAACGCCAAGTGCAACGTTAACTACTACGTCCATGTTCGCATCCCAGACACGCGGGTCGATGGGTACGAACTTATTACGCAGACGCACCATGCGCGGAGCATCTTGGTTCTTGGTGATGAGTTGCAGCGACTTCTTGAACAGACCCTTCATACCCGTTTCAGCGAAGATACGGCAGATCAGTTCAATGTGCTGCTGCGCAGCGGTGATGGTTGCTGCGACAGCCGCACGGGTCGAGGACTGAAGCGCATTGGCATCGAGGCCAGACGCGGCCTTGGAAATACCCGTGCGGTTCTCGCGCACTTCGTCCATGTACTGCAACATCGGGAACGCTTGCTGGCCGACAAACGGCATAGCAAACGGCTGCACCATGCCCGGCGCGCGCATACGGATGATGCCGCCAACTTCGGTGTTCATCACGTCTTCGATGTTAACTTGGCCTTCGACGACGCCTGTGCGCGGGTGGATTGCCTGCGCCAAGCTATCGAGCGTGTTACGCATGATATTCGACTTAATAAGCTGAATATCCATCGTCACGTCGGCAACCGACATACCAAAGAATGTGTGCGGCTCAGGATCGGGGCAGAAATCTACGAACGGAATAAAGTCACAAGTTTCCCAGTGAAGCAGCTTATTGGCCGAGCCAGCAACGCAAACGCGGCAAAGTTCCGCAATGCCGTCGCCGTTCATGTCGGCGTAGAGATAGCCTTCGATATACAGAACTTTGCGTGACGGAATGTCCGTCCGGCCCGTGATCTGAATTGTCGATTGCGGGTTACGGTCAAAGGTTTCTTCGTTACCGCCAAAGTCGTCTTGCGTTTCAAAGCCAAGGTTCTCGACTTCATCAAAGTCGTAGCCCATCGCCACAAGATCAGACACCGTGACATAGCGACGGTGCGCCACAAACTCGGCTGTCTCAATCGAACGCGCACGGCGGTCAATCAGGAACTCTTCCGGCGGTACGGACTGGACACGAAGACGGCCAGTCTTCTTACGACGCAGCACCGTGCATTCGTAGACTGGCGGCGTCTCCTGCATCATCATGCCTTCCGGCGTCATGACAGTGGTTTCGCCGTAGCTGATCTCTACGTCCTTGATCTCTACATCGGGATCGGACTGCAATACCGAGAAGGCGGCCTCATCAAGACCTTCAAACTCGTGGGTTTCGACGGTTTCGTCTTCGTCCCACCAGACTTTCATGATGCCGTTCTTACGGATCAATGCGTCCTTGAACGTGGAGTAGCATTCAACAAACAGGTTGTTATCGCGTGTCAGACAGTAGTTGATGTAGTCTGTCGCCTGCTCAGCGTTTGCTACGTCATCGGGTCCATTCGGTGCGTATTCAACCACGTTGTTTGCGGCGAAGAACACGCGCATGATCGAGGGCATGATGGCCTGCACGGTATCGCGCACGTCCATAGATACGACTTGTGAGCGACCTTCTTCTTCGTTGCCGAAAGGTTCGCCCTTGTAGTATTGCCCGGCCATAGCACGCTCAGGCGAGATAACATCGTCGATATATTCTTCGGCGTCTGTGATCTCAGCGCGGACAATGTTCTCAAGCTGCTCTTCGGTAACAGGCTCTTCAACCTGTTCGTCTTCCATCTCTGGCTCTTCAATGGAAACTTCTGTCCCATCGGCCAGTTCAAATTCGGTTTCTTTCGACATATCGTCGCCACCGTCATTGCTTTCGGTGTTCGAGTTATCGACGCCCGTGTCCTGATAGAAAGCCTTGTTGGCCTTCATCTCAGCGTCTGTCGGCTTGCGGTTCTTACGATATGCCATGTTTTAGCCTTACTTCTTTTTCGAGGCTTTGCGGCCTTCAGACAGCGCGATAGCAATCGCTTGCTTCTTGCTCTTTACGACGGGGCCGCCCTTGCCGCTGTGCAAAGTACCGGCTTTATATTCGCCCATGACTTTGCCGACCTTCTTTTGCATCTTGGTTGGCTTCTTCATTTCTTCTTACCCTTTGCGGTCTTAGCGGCTGCTTTAAACGCTGCCGCAGTTGGCGCACCCTTCGTTCCCGGCTTTCGCATCTTTTCGCCAGAGCCAGCCTTGATCCGCTCCCTCTTTGCTGCAATATTCGCATAAAGGCCCATCTTCATTTTGATTTTCCTTTGTTTCGAGCGGAGATGGCTTTGGCTTTGGATTTCGCGTCTGCTTTTGATGACGCACCCCACGCTTGCAACGATAGGAGGAGGCGGGTTGGTCTTCCCTTCTCATCCCTCTCTGGACCCGGCATATTGCCCATACGCGCTAAGAATGATGCCCTCCGAGGATTATCACCAGACTTTACCGGGGCCTTCAAGTTGGCCCCTTCGGTTTTCTTAAAGTGCTTACGCCCCGCTTCGTTGAGGCCGCCTTTAGGATTTTGGTATCGCTTAGCAACCATCAACATTCACTTCTTCGGTTCGTAAGTTCCACGTTCGCTCAAGTACACAATGCTCTTGTAGAGAATTTCCGTACTCTCGCGGGCGTGGCCCAACATCAAATTGCACTTCGAACAAAGTATGCCGCGCACTTCACCCGTGTCATGGTTATGGTCCACGGCCACTGATCTGTTTGTTCTATACTCTAATCCATGAGAGATTTCCACCTCACAAATAGCGCAAGAGTAATTTTGCGCGTGGAGGATAGAATGGAAGTCATCGTAAGTAAGGCCGTAGCGTTGGCGCAAGTTATGTTTGCGGTGGAACCCTGGCGTGCGGGAGCGATAGGCGCGCTGTATGTCTAACTGACACGCCTTGCATTTACCGCGACCACGGTAAAACTTATCTATGGCTTTAGTCTCGCCGCATTGGCGACACGTTTTTGTTTCCACAGAGAACCCTCGTCTGTGGATAACTATACCCTAATCTTTCGTATAATGCAAAAAGTTGGGTAGCGGCGCACCTGATCGTTGCCTCAAGTCGCTATTACCGGCGTAAGCCTCGCACACCCAGTTGGGTTGCTTGGCGAGGAGGGAGAGGAAACTCGCCAAGCGATTAATAATTATATTTTTATACGTTATTTGTCAAACAACACCGCGTATATTTCGGCGCAATGGACCGGACTTATTCGCCATAGAATAGCCGTGCATTATAGTTGACAGGTCCGTCGCCAAGCAGAGGCAAAGCGCATCCGCTTTGTCTGGTGACGGAAGGCCGCGTTTCTTCATGCTCTCCTTACTCTCGACTTGCATCTTGCCCGATGAAGTGAAAGAGTAACGAGGCGATGCCAACTCGGCGAACAACTGTTCATCCTTCGGGATTTTAACGTCGCGGTTCGCCAGCCACGCTTTACACTTGAACCAGAGTTCGGCGCGCAAGTTGGCGTAGGTTCCTTTGAGCGCCGGGCTTTCGGCCACGTTGATCCCACGCGCAGGCAAACCCAATTCACGCAGACGGTCCAACACGCCTGCCCCCAGCCCGATACTATCAACTAATATCTCGACAGGTTGTTCCGAAGGCGGCAGCGCCTCAAACTCGGCAACCACGGCCCCGGTCAACTGCATCAAGTCCAGACCTTTCCAAGTCTGTATCTCTTCGACAACCGGACCTCGGCGCTTGGCAAGCGCACTGGCATCCGAACCCATACGCGCCACGTCCAGACCCCAGACGCACTTCGTCCCCTTAGCAATCTTGATCTCACGGTTCATGGCGCTGTCGATCAACTCGACGGGAATGACTGTATCTTCTTCGCGGGGCGGGAAGTTCCCGAGAACGCGTACGTGATACGCCGGACTGTCTTCGCCGTACCGTAGTTGCATTTCCCTAACGAAAGCCTCTGAGACACGCGGGCTGTCAACGCAACTAACGTGGAATGTCTTCCATTCACCTTTAAGGCGGTTGTGGGTATCGTAAAATAGACCGCTGTTCCGCGTTGGGTTCCCGAGTAAGAGCGTCGTAGCGTTATGGCCCGACATAGAACCTGACGCTGCCTCGAAGACGCTTTCTGGAATACCCGAGGCTTCGTCGGCCACAAGCAATACGTTATCGGCGTGGATACCTTGGAGTGCTTCTGGCGTTTCGGCGCGCGACGTTCTCGCGGAGATAAAGGCTTCACTGGCGGCTGCTTTCAGTTCGATACGATCTGCTTTAACTTCGATCAGGGTTTTCAGAACATCGGGTAGTTCATTAACCCATCGCTTCAGTTCTGCGAACATCGCATCGAACAACTGCGCGCTCGTAGGAGCCGTCACAACGACCTTCACCGGGTATCGCGTCAAAAAGTAGTGAAGCATGGCCCAGCTTGCGGCGGTGGATTTACCGACACCGTGGCCTGAACGAACCGAGATGCGGCGGTGGCCGTCGCGGATGGCCTCAAGGAATTTGACTTGCCACGGGTCCGGCTTGGTTCTGAGAATATCGCGCACGAACCCGGCGGGGTCGTCCTTGTACTTCTTCAAGAACAGCAGGAAGAAGTTGGGCTGTTGTTGGCTAGCAGTCGAAAGAAGTTCAGCGGCTTCCTTCTCACGCTTAGTTGGCTGGGACGACATAGTTTTCTCCCTTCAAAATACGACTAACAGTCATGTGGCTAATTTCAATCCCATGTCGCTTGGCGACAATCTTGGCGATGTCGCGGGTGCTGTAGTTCTTCTGGCGTGCGACTTTGACGGTGACGATCACATCTTGCTGTGCGGGGTCTTCGACAAGCCGGGCCTTGCGGCCTACGCCTACCTTCTTGTAGCCGAACGGTACTTTGCCCCCGACGTATCCACCGGCCTGCTTCTTGGCGCGGATGCCAGCGGTGACGCGCTCCTTAATCCGTCGGCGCTCTTCGCCGCTGAACACGGCCATGATCTCAAGCATAAACCTCCCGTTGGGGTTGCTCCGATCCATCACGTTACCATAGCCGTTGATGATAAGATTGATACCCGCGGCCTCCCAATCGCCGATTACGTTCAGTGCGTCTCTGGCGTCGCGGAACATACGGTCCAACTTCGAAACGATAACAGTATCGTTTTTGCGAAGAAAGGCTAACTTACATCCTTCGTCTCTTCGTAGGAGCGGTACAGCGCCAGACACGCCGCGCTCTTGGTAGATGTGGTCGAGTTCAAGGTTGTGAGTAAGGGCAATGCCCTGAATTTGGCGTGCCTGATCTTCGAGGCTGGTGTTTTCGATCTGATCCTCTGTCGAAACTCGCGTGTAACCATAGACGGCCATGACGTATTTCTCCCGTTTTTTGATACCCACCGCTCTTACAAGGTTTAGTTACAACTTGGCAAGCGGAAAGTTACAAAATTTTTTTGGCTGGGTACTTAAAAATCAAGGACATACGGGGGGTGGGGGGTACAACTCGGTGTCTGTCAAGTTATACGCACGCGCCCCCCGCGCAAGCCGGGGCCGGGGGGGTCTAAATTTTAATCGCCTACCCCCCTCCCCCCTTAAAAAAGCACGCATTTCTGCGGGTTTTAGAGTGTAACAGTGCTTTAGGTTGTTGCCAAAAGGTTCGGAGGCGCACCGGAACAATGTGCCGGTTGATGTCTCTCCACCATATAAAAGCCGAACATTGTTCGTGCCATAATGATTTCATTTGTCGTGCCGAAATGGTTTCGATTGTTATTGCCAACCCGAACAATGTTCGTCTAAGTATGGCGTATCAACAAACGAGGGAAGGTTATCGAATGCTTTACTATCTTTTCCATGCTTTAGTTTTAGTCGCGGTAATCGCTGGCATTGTCGGCGTTGTGGAAGCCGTTCGCAACTTTAAGGGGAAGTGAAATGAAAATCTATTTGTTCAAATATACCAACGCCAATCGCGGCCTTTGCTACGACGCGCAAGAAGCGAATAACGCAATCGTCGCAATAGACAGACACAAGGCCATGTTCCCCAATGGGAAAGGTCGCCAATATAAACGGCCTAGTGATGGCCAATGGGTTAATTTCGAATAAGGGAGAATTGTCATGACTAAGTTTAAATCTGGCGACGCCGTTTCGTGGACAGTCTACGGCAAAGAGAAGCGCGGGACTATCGTGCAAGATCCGAAAGGTTCAGTGGCGATCATCCGCGATCATGAAACATGGGGCCGAACATGGGCGCACATTGATAGCTTGCGATTAGTTGCGGCATTTGCTGCCTAACGAGGGAAAGGAAAGACAATGACACAAGAAACCTATAACGGCTGGACCAACTACGAAACTTGGCGCGTCAATCTCGAGATGATCGACGGCGACGATCACGCCAGCGAAAACGATTTCGACGCCTATATGTTAGGCCAGCACTTGCGCGAGATGGTCGAGGGCGTTGTATCGGAACAGGCAGAGGGCTTGGCTCTCGACTATGCGATGGCCTTTCTTGACGCCGTAAACTGGCGCGAGATTGCGCAAAGCCAGATCGACGCTTACCGGGTAGAGGAAACTGCAGAATGACAAGCGAAGAATTTAAAGCAGCGCGTGACGGCCTCGGCCTCACGCAAGCCCAGCTTGCCCACAAGATCGGGCTATCGGAACGGGCGGTGCAATACTACGAGAAAGGTGGCCGGTCTGTTCCGGCCCCCGTCTCTATGCTCTTAAAAGGCTTTTTAAAGGCCGCTGAGCGTGGATAGGTTGAAACGGGACCAAAGGACCGCACTTGCCCTATATGCTTTCCTGTGGGCTTTATATGGCGTTTTAAAGGTATTGAAAGGATAAGACATGGCCGGACATATTAAACGGCGGGTGATCGCCAGCAACCTAGACAAGATCGGCGAGACAACGCTTCTCGAAAAGATCGCCTCGGGCATGACAATGGCTGGCCTCGCCCGTGAATTGGGTATCAGCAATCTATCCCTTTACAATTGGATCAAGAAAGACCCAGACCGGCAAGACCGCTTCCGCCAAGCCAGAGCCATTGCGGCGGACGCATGGGCGGATGAATGTTTGGACATTGCGGACGCTGCCGATCACGTCTCGGCTAACGCTGATCGCCTCAAGATAGAGACGCGCAAGTGGCTTGCTGGCGTAACCAATCCCGAGAAGTTCCAAAGCAAGCCAACCACAGCAGTCCAAGTCAACGTCAACCAACTACACCTTGACGCACTGCGCCAGCTTAACTTGGCGGATCAATCTGCGCTGGATCAAAGTTCGCATGACCAATCCGCACATGACACAACGCCCTCAATCGAAGAGCCAATCGTCGAGATCAAACAAGTCGGCTCCCATAACCTCGATGCGGATGACTTGCCCGATCCAGATGATGACGACTTTGACCTATAATCGGCCTCCGTGCCATATAGCAGGCCCTCCGTGCCATATAAATTGGCCTCCGTGCCATATAGAAATCCAATCCGGGCAAGATAAAATGGCGGAAAACCGTCTCCGTGCCATATGGGCCATGTAAATCTCAAGAGAGCCTATATAGGATGTGTATTTAGATGTATTGACATATATACTACTACATCTTAATACACATCTTATAGAGGCTCTCTTGCCATTTTGCTGGTTTATCTGGCCCTCATGGCCCCGATGGCGGTTTTCCGCCATTTTTTAAGGGCCGCTATATGGCCCCGATTTCCAGCTACATGGCCCCGACGCTTCTATACAATTAACTAAGGAAGCGGATATGGCATTTGCAAAACAGATAGAAGACGCCTTCGCATATGACCCCGACACGGGGATTTTAACTTGGAAGGCAGATCAAGGCCGAGTGAAGGCCGGGACCGAAGCGGGGACTTTGACTGACCGGGGAACTCGAAGCGTTAGGTGGAACGGAACAAACATCGCCACGCATCGCATCGCATGGAGGCTGATGACTGGTAGCTGGCCGACCAGCCCTATCCGCCACAAAAATGGCGACCTATTAGACAACAGGTGGGAAAACCTAGAAGTGCGCAAGCCGTTGCGCAATCTCGACCCAATCACGCGCAAGGCCGTCGAGCGAAAAGCTAATCAGGCGTTGGCGCATGGCGTAACGCGAATGTATCGCAAGGACGGATCGACTTATTACTACACGGCCATCATGTGCGATGGTAAATCCGTTTGGTTGGGGGATCACACCTCCAAGGAAGCTGCCGAGTTTATATTCTTTCACGCAGCGCCGGAAGGGACCGCTGTCTGTCCATACGCCGAATAAAAAAGAGGGGGCTTATGCCCCCTCAACTTTTTGTATCAGTCGGTCCAGATACCATCGGGCCTTCTTCAAGTCCTCAATCGGCTTCGCCTTCTTCTCATAACGCCACATATATTTCATGACGTTGCCCTTCAGGTAGCCTCGAAACCCTTCGGACGATAGCGAAGCCTCTATAGCTTCGATAGCTTCGATGCCCCCTGAGTTGTAGTGGCTGGGACTATTTACCGGATCAGACTTTGAACCTACATAGTCGTCCAGCGGCGTCATCACCCCAGTCTTTTCGTCAACAACCACGGGCGCGCCATCATTTAAAGCGTCCCGAATGTCCTTATACCGCGCGTAATCCCTACCATACATAGCGTCACATCCTTTCTCAGCCGGGCGGGCCATCAATCTATGCCCTCATCCCCATCGCGCACAATAATCTCAAAGCCGAAGTCATCCCCCATCGGGTCAAGCATGGCCTTGATGACCTGTATATCCTCATCGTTCATCAGCAGTTCCAAACCACGGAACACACGCTTCGTTCGTGTCGCCCGGTCTTTGGTAGGTTCATAGCCATGCGTGCGCATCTCAGCGATAAACTTACGCTGCGACCAGTCCTTACCCTTGACTTCGTTGTTGTCCTTGCACCATGTGCGGAAGTCGTCAAAGGCATCGCCGGTCGCCATCTCATTGTCCGGCCCGTAGACGCAACGCTCCGCCACCCAACGCGCCAAAGCATCCTCGCCCGCCAGATATTCCTCTGTCGCATCGACAACCACTTTAGGTGCGTCAAGCCCGCGCTCTAACCACATCCTTGCGCCCTCGATAACCCACGCCAAGATCGCCGGGTATTCTTCTTTCAGCTTATCCGGCAGATCGACATCTTTTTTGGCGGGCTTTGTCTCGAAGGGGATCAGGTGCATACGACGCCGCATGGCGTCATCCACATTAGTTATCTCAGGCTTGGTGTTGCCCGCGATAATGAGAGTAAACTGCGGGCTAAACTCGAACAAGTCCTGCCGCATAAAGCGTGCGCTGATCTTGTCACCGCCTGTCAGGCTCTTGACCTTAGCCTCATCCCACTTGCGGGACGGGTCAATTTCCTGCGCGTGAACAAGCCGAGCACCCATCAACGAAGCCAACTCTGTCGGATGCCGCTGGTTGCTGGACGCCAAGAACACGTCGGCGCTTGCTACAGTAGCATAATCACCAAGGACGTTGCCTATGGCTCCGAGGAAGGTTCCTTTGCCATTGCCCCCTGAACCATGCGCGAACGCCAGAACGTGTTCCTTGGTGCTACCCGTAGCCGAATAGCCCGCAAGGCGTTGAAGGTAGCCGATCAACTCAGCATCACCATTGCAAGCCTCATTTAGAAACGCCTGCCACTGGGGCGCTGGTTTGCTGAAGTCCACTTCAACGGCGGTGCATTTTGTCGCCATGCGTGAGCGATCATGGGGTAAGAGAGCGCCTGTCTTCAGGTCCACCATGCCCGACTTGGTGTTCAGGTGGTAGATGTCCGCGTCAAGCTGCTCAACTGTGACTTGCATTGCAGGCTCAACCGCAGCCAGCTTCGCCACGTTTGCGATCACATTGTAAGACGCAACGCGCTGCGCGATCCGCTCACCCTTTGCACCCTCAATGCGGGCCAAGGCTTCCGCCGAAGCATTTGCGCACACCCTGCGCACCAGCGAGAGATGCCGGTTGGCTTTGTCCTTCGCCCACTTGTGACCATCCCAAGCCACCCAGCCCATGCCACCGACAACGTATCGAATATCCGAAACGTGTAAACGTGCAACGCGCTGCGCGAGAGCAATGTCGCTATACTCGACAGGTGTTTCGCCCGCTGTAGCTACAAGACCAAAGTCATCGTCCGCATAATCAATCGCGTCAAACTCATCGACTTGCTTTTTGTAGCCGAACTTGGCGGCCTTGTCCGCGATCCAGTCCCAGCCCAATTCATAGGGCGGGTGCATACGGCCAAAGTCTGCCTCAATAGTATCGAGACTATTGACCCCATCTTCCCACCGATTTGCCCAGTCCGAGAAGATTTCAAAAGCCTCGGCCTCATTGTCAGGGCCGCAGGCCGCCTTGATCGCATAGCCCATACGGATATAGTCGTCACGATCAGGGAAATGCTCACTCGTATTGGGGATCAGGCTAACCGCCGAGACAACTTGGTTAATGCTTGGGGCAATGAGGCCGGTCTGATCGACGGACTGGCGCTCTACTGCCTTCTGCGCGGACTTGTCGGCGTGGATAATCTCGCAGCCCATCATCTCTAACGTCTCGGCCAGATCAGCAAAGAACGTCTCGATCTTCTCGCGCGTGACCAGCTTCAAGCAGGCCGGACCCTTGGCTGCCAAGTCTACGTCAAGGCTGTATGGCTCCCGCGTGATGGGGTGGATACCGCCGATCACATATTGCTGCCCGTCCCCAAGGAACTCGACAAGCTGCTCGACGCCCATGCCATCGCGGAACCGCACTTGCATCTTACCAATGCGCTCATCGGACCGATACATAAGCAGCCGCTTAGGGTAGCGTCCGATCCGCATCGGTGCTTTGCCCAATGCCTTGACCGCCATATCCCCGATGACCCGAGCCAGCCCCTCGTTAACAACATCAATGTCAACCGCGGGGAACTTGCTTGCCTTCAAACCGATATTGGCGTGGCTGCGGTCCCACCGCTCCACGTCATTGGCTGTCGGCGTGTAATCCTGCCAGCCATACCCGCCCCATGTGCCTTGTGCATTCTGGCGACCCGGTGCTTTGCCCGCTTGGTCCGCCTGAATTTTAGACATGGCCGACAACTCGGCGTTGGGCGGGATGACCGACACTAGGTCATGAAACCCCGCCTCATATAGCGCCTTGAATTTCATTAGTGTAACTCCCTCTTCTCCAACTTATCCCGCCGCTGCATGAGCATATCAATCGCCGCATCTATAGCGAAGACCTGAAAGTCTTCTTCTACTTCGGCCATCAATTCATGCGCAGGCATTAACATTATTACGCCGCGTTCGAACTCTTCATCAAATCCGATCACGAATACTGGAATGAAGTCTAATTCTACTTCATCCTTGTCCATCTTTACTTTCATCTGCTGTTCCCCCCGGAACATGGAACTCCGCTCTTAGGTCGGAAGCCAGCACAAGCAACGCCACCTTGGCGTCATGCGATTGCGTCCGGTTGGCGCGGTATTCGATATAGTCGATAATGCGAGTACGCTCGTCTTCAGTAGTAGTCATTATATCTCTCATAATTTTCGTTTAAATTCTTGGAAGCCTTCGCCCGGAACATAAATGCCAAGATCGCCATACTGGTCAACCCAACGAGTGCGCGCCACGTATTTATCTTCGTTCTCGGCATAGATGGCCTCTGTATCTTTTGGTGTCAGAAGAGTTTGAGCGTATCGCAAAAGTTCGAACGCATCAATCGTCCCTTCAAGATAAATCTTTTCACCATCACGCCGGGCAAAGCCTTTTGTGTTGTTGCTGATCCATTCGGCCAGCGCGTTTGCGTCTTTGTGGTT